CAACGCGGCCGATCCGCGCCAGGTCAAACGCGCGGAGGACAAGGCACGCTCGAGCGACGAGCAGCTCACCGCGGCGATCCGCGCTGTCATGCAGACCCCGGCGGGCCGGTTCATGGTCTGGGGGATGCTCGGCTGGCAGCCACCGGATCAGAGCGTCTACGACCACAGCGGCTCGGCTATGTATTTCAAGGAGGGCCGGAGAAATTTCGCCCTGCAGCTCAAAGCGGAGGCGATCGCAGCGGACGAGGAGGCGTATCAGCTCATGGAGCGGGAGATGCGCGCGTGGCAGCGTCGCGACGATCGCGGGAATGCCGGGTTCCTGCAGTCGGTCGACGTGCCGGAAGTGACGACGACTGAAAGTGGAGGACAGCATGTTTCGTAAGTTCTGTTTCCCGTTTGCCACAGCACCAAGCGACGGCACGGGCGGAGGCGCTGGCACCGGCGCAGGCGACCAGGGCAAACCCGCGGGCGACAAGGCTCCTGCAGGCAACGAGGGAGCGGGCGGCGCTGGCGGATCGGCGGAGGCGGAGAAGGCTCCGAAGGGTGGCGAGGGCAAGACTCAGGGCGACCAGGCCGACGCGGGCAAACCCGCCTCGAAGGTTCCCGACAAGTACGAGCTCAAGATCCCGGAGGGCGGCGAGCAGTATCTCGGACCGGAGGACCTCACGTACTTCGAGGGCGTCGCTCGCGCAAGCGAGTGGTCCAACGAGGACGCGCAGGCGGAGATCGCGGAGGCGGTCGCGCGTGCGAAGGCTCGAGAGGAGGCGGCGGGCGCGAAGCTCCTCGCCGACTTGAAGGCGGATAAGGACTACGGGGGAGCGAACCTCGAGACCACACAGCGGCTCGCGAATGCGGCTGTCGATCGGGTTTTTCCCGAAGGGCACCGTTTGCGTGACTCGTTTCTGCAGACGTTCAACCGGAAAAGTGTCGGCAACAACCTGACCTACCTCGCATTTCTCGCGGAGGTCGGTCGCATGATGGGGGAGGACTCACCAGGGGCTACGCGCGGCGGGCACAACCGGGGCGGCGATCAGGACAAGGCTAACAAGTTCTACGATCACCCAACCTCGAAAGCTGTCGACGGCCGGACATAGCACCAGGCAGAGCGCCTCGACCCGGAGACCACTCACTATGATGAAAGTACGCTTTATCCTCTGCCTCCTGCTGAGCGCGTTTGTGCTCGACGCGGGGCTCTCTGCCGCAACCCTCACGACGATCGGGGACGTGGTCCCCTCGTTCCTCCCGACGCTCTCGAGCGCGGACTGGCTCACGTTCGCCGGGATCGGCGTCCTGGGTGCGACGCTCTCGGCGAATGCGCTGACGCTCGCGGACTGGGCCAAGCGCCTGGATCCGGACGGCAAGGTCCCGGACATTGTCGAGCTCCTCGGACAGAGCAACGAGCTCCTCGACGACATGATCTTTCGCGAGGGCAACCTCCCGACTGGACACCGGACGACGATCCGGACCGGCCTCCCGGCCGTCTACTGGCGCATGCTGAACCAGGGCGTGACGCCGTCCAAGAGCACCACGGCGCAGATCGACGAGCAGGCGGGCATGCTCGAGGCGTGGAGCGAGGTCGATAAGGACCTGGTCCTCCTGAACGGCAACGCGGCGGCGCTCCGGCTCTCAGAAGCCAAGGCGTTCCTCGAGGCGATGAACCAGGAAATGGCCTCCACCCTGATCTACGGCAACGGCGGCCTGGCACCGGAGGAGTTCACCGGTCTCGCGCCGCGCTACTCGACGATCAGCGGCGCCACCAACGGCGAGAACATTATCGACGCGGGCGGCGTGGGCTCCGACAACACGAGCGTTTGGCTCGTCGCCTGGGGCGAGGACACCGTCCACGGCATTTTCCCGAAGGGTAGCAAGGCGGGCCTCATTCATGAGGACTTCGGCGAGGTCACGGTCGAAGTGACGGCGGGCGTCGCGGGCGCCAGGATGCGCGCGTTCCAGGAGCGGTACCAGTGGAAGAACGGCCTGGTCGTCAAGGACTGGCGCTATGTGGTCCGCATCGCCAACATTGACGCCTCCGACCTGTCGGGCGGCTCGGCAACGGACCTGGTCGATCATCTCGAGCAGGCCGACGAGATCATCCCCAACTCGCTCGGCAAGCGGGTCCTCTACATGAACCGGCGCGTCTCCCGCTACCTGCGCAAGCAGGCGCGGACGGACGTCGCGGCGGGCGGCGGGCTCAACTTCGAGAACTACCAGGGCAAGCCCGTCCTCATGTTCGGATCGACTCCGATCCGGAAGGTGGACGCGATCCTCAACACGGAGGCGCGCGTCGTCTAGTCGGCGGGGGGCCTCGAGCTCCCCTCGACCTGGCTTACTCGTTCCACTTTTCAGTTATCAGGAGAGATCACTATGTTCATGGATGCACTCGGTCTCGTCAGTGACGCGCAGGCGCTCACGGCGACCGCCGTCTCGACCAACACGATCGACCTCGGTTCGCAGTCTGTTACGCCGGACATTGGCACCGGCGAGGAGGTCGGGTTTGGCGTCTCGATCGACGTCGCCCTGGCGGGCACCACTCCGACCTTGACCCTCGAGGTCATTCAGTCGGCGAGCGCCGCGCTGAGTTCTCCGACCGTCCTGGCGTCGCAGCTTCTCGCGGCGGCACAGGTCACGATCGGCAAGCTCAATTTCATCGCGATCCCGATGGGGGCGATCACGCAGCGGTACATCGGCCTGCGCTACACCCTGGCAGGCACGACGCCCACCGTCACCGTGACGTCATGGCTCACGTCGCGCAGCCTGTTCTCGATCCACGCGCGCAACTACGCGAAGGGCTATTCGATCTAGTCGAGCAGCTCCTCGAGCAGTCACCTGGCGCCGGACGCTCCTCGAGCTCCGGCGCCGCTTTCCACGTAGGTTTGCGAGGTAACGATCATGAGCAAGAAAGCAGTCAAGAGCACCGGCAACGTCAAGACCGCGGGGGCGCGCAACTCGAGCAAGCCCGCGGGCGAGAACACTCGTCGCGAGGACAACACGACCCACCCACACAAGGCGGACACCGTGCAGCCACCCTCGAAGGACGAGGATCCCACCCTCGGCGAGCGCCTCCACCCGGCGGAGCGCGCCAAGCCAGGGCCAGATAGCCCGGACCGCGAGGCGGACGACAAGGACGCGGACGGGCGGCCGACCGCGCGCGAGGGTCTCCGGCCAGTCGGTCGCGAGAAGCCACACCCGACCGCGGCGGCGCGGCTCGGCAAGACCGTGGGCCAGGTCTCCGGCGCGTCCCCGACCGCGGCGCTCGAGCCTCGCGATCGCGGCGACGCGGCGCCGATCAAGGTCCAGGCGACCAAGATGGGCTATTACGATCACACCCGTCGTCGGGTCGGCGACGTGTTCCTGATCAACGGGGAGAAGGATCGCGACGGCAACGTGATCGACTTCTCGAAGAACTGGATGGTCCCCGTCGACTCGAGCGTCAAGGTCAAGGTGACGACCTCACCGGAGGCACTGGCGCAGGAGGCGGAGGCGATCAAGGCGCTCAAGGGGCAGAAGGGGCACAGCACCGCCTCCGATCCTCTCGGCGCGGACTAGTCACAAAGGAGGCGGCCGGGTTCCGGTTCTGAGCAGGGGGCAGTGTAGAGAATGGCGATCTTCGACAGCACAAAACGGCAGATCCTCACGTACTACATTCACCTGACAGACCGGGACCTGGTCGCGCAGTATCAGGAGCGATGGCCGGACGGGATCAACTTCGCTCCCACTCGGGCGGCGGCCCCGTCATTCTTCGGCAGCACCGGCGCCGCGGAATACTTCGATGCGCCCTGGCGCGGCTACACTGAACCGGCCGCGGGCGAGGCGCCATTCACCTGGACACCGAACGGCAAGGACGACCAGGACCGACCATTTCCCCTCTACGCGGCCAACTTCTCGAGGACCACGGGCGGGTTCTGGGGGATCGGCGGATCGACCGTCGAATGGTCCTGGATGGGGAAGTTCATCCTGGCGCAAGACGGCGCCGCGGACGAGGACCTCACCGCGGAGGAGGGACTCCCGGGCACCTGTCGGCGGTTCTGGGTTGAAGGGTTCGAGGGCGCGATCTCCGGCCTCTCGACGGTCGCGACCGGCTCAGGGCTCCACATCTCCCCGGACGCGGGCCGACACCCTGGCGGCATGGGGCTGGCGATCCGCTCGTCGGCGGCGTCGCTCACGTATAGCGTCGCGACGCATCTCTCAGTAGCGGCCTCGGTCCCGACGTGGGAGCGGTTCTATCTCCGCGCGCGCGCCTTCCCGACGACGACGACCAACTTCTATTACATGACCAAGAGCGGCGGCACGTCCGGCGCCGGGTTCCAGCTTGGACTCACGGCGACGGGTCAGCTCGCCGTCTACACCAAGGCGTCGACCGCTGGCACGCCTGCACTCGTCGCCACCTACGATATCGGCCTCGAGGAGTGGAACGGCCTGGCGGATCACCAGGTCTGGAAAAAGATCGATCTCATTCATACGATCGGCGCGCTCCCGGCGAGCTCGGCGACAGAGATCCGGGTCAATGGCGCGCTCGTCGCGACGGTCTCGTACACCGGCGGCACCGCGGGCACCAACAAGCACAACTCCTCGATCCTCGGCGGCGTCGAGGGCGCGGCGAACGACCTCGAGGTCGATATCGACGACTGGACCTGTGCGGAGTGGCTCGACGACAACGCGGCCAACCGCCTGGCCTACTCCAAAGAGTTCAAGGGCGGGAGCAAGATCGTGTTCTCGCGCTCGACGGCGTTCGGCGCGGATCACGGCGCCTGGGTCGGCGACTATCGAGTCACGGCGCAGAACCCGGGCGCCTCGACCACGCTCACACCCTTGCAGGCGCTCACGTCTGTTACCTCCGGCGCGATCGCGGAGATCGTCGCAGACGCGGAGTATCGGTGCGACGCGGACGCGCAGGCGATCGGCGTCGGCGGGATGCGGGTCCAGCTCCTCGCGACGCGCGGCTCGAGCAACGGGTCGATCGGCTATTCCCTGGCGGGCGCGGCACCGGTCACGGCGGCGCTCACCGAGAGCGGCACGCTCAACCAGCACATGCTCATGTACTCGCCACAGACGGCGAAAACAGTCGATCCGCAATTTCCGCCGATCACTCCGCTCAACCTCCGCTACGTGAAGGGCGCGGACGTCTCGAGCGCGTCGCTCTATCACCTGGCGGCGCACGTCGAGCTCATTGGCAAGTTCGGGCCGGAGGACTACACCGCGGCGGAGCTCGCCGGGATCGATACAGACGCGATGGCGTCGACGGGGACTCACAACTTCCCCTATCCAACGTCGCCCTGGGCGCGGCGCGGCGCGGCGGCGCCCGTCTCCCCTTACATCACCTGGGGCGGGACCTACGTCGGCAACGGCACCGGGCAAGATATCAGCTTCCGCGCGCCCGTCCATTGGCTCTATGTCCGGCCACTCACCGGCAGCACCGGCGGCTACTTCTGGACGTCGGCGATGCTCGGCGCTCACAAGAGCACACAGGAGGCGATCTCCCCGCAGATCGTCGACATTGGCGAAAACACGGCCTACGCGGGCGTCACCGGCGCGGAGGCAGGGCAGCAGCAGGAGTACCGGCTCCGCCTGGTCGGGAACGAGTCACAGATCAACCAGACGGGGATCACCTACCAGTACATCGCGATCTCCGATCCCGGCATGCGCTACATGCTGAATGGCTGTTTCGCGAATGGCGCGGCGTCGCCCGACACGGTCCATCCGCTCGTCAACCCGGAGTTCACGCCTGAGTTTTTGTTCCTCTACGGTGAGAGCGTCTCGAATACCTCGACGGTCCGGTTCTACAGCAAGAGCGCGGGCCAGGCGGCGGCCTCGATCGTCTCGAGCGCGGGGACCGTGGTCGCGAGCGCCTTCGAGATGGCGGAGGGCTCGGTCACTTCCAAAACCGCACTCCACGCACTGAGCCCGCGGCACTGGGCATACAGCGGGTTCCGCAAGCAGGACGGCAACAACGACACCGGCGAGGCGCGCGTCGTCGCCTTCGGGACCTACACCGGCGACGGAACCGCCTCGAGGTCGATCAACCTGGCACCGGCGGCCAACCGGCGGCCGATGTTCGCGATGGTCTGGTCCGAGGCGGCGACTGGGATCGTGCGCGATCCCTCACACACCGGGACGGCGAGCTCGACGCTCGCGGGCGCGGCCAACGCCTCGACGGGGATCACCGCGGGCGGGATCGACAGCTTCACGGTAGGGAGCGCGCTCAACACCAACGCGGTCGTCTACAGCTATTTCGTCCTCTACGGCTCGGAGAGCTGCACGAGCTCCGGAGGGTGGGGCTGCAACGCGGAAAACACGCCCGTTGAACCGACCTCGCCGGACCAGAACGGGCCATTCCCGACGATGCCGCCGGAACCCGTCGAGTTCGATCCGGACGACGAGGACGACGGCGACGGCGACGGGGACGGCGGCGGCTCCTGGGCGGGCGGGCCTCCGACCACACCGGTCGACTTCTCGACGGCCTGTTTTGAGTGGTCGACCTACATGGTCAACCTGGCACTCTCGCGGATCGGGATCTCCAAACAGATCACCGATATCCGCACGGACGCGAGCGAGGAGGCGTACAAGGGGCGCCTGGTCTACGCGCTCGACGTGGAGCAAGTGCTCCGTGACTTCCCGTGGCCTTTCGCCACGCGCTACTCCAACCTCACCCTGGTCGGCGGCACGGCAAGCGCGGGCGTCAACCAGGACTGGCTCTATAGCTACCGGGTTCCGACCGACTTCCTTTTCGCGCGCCGGATCGTCGGGCCGGACATGCAAAAACGCGCCTGGGACGCGGACCCGCAACAGTTCCGGATCGGGAGCGACAGCACGGGCCTCCTGATCTACTCGAACGAGCCCGCTACTACCGCGCGGCCTCTGCAG